CTAAGTCTTGGGCTACCTTATCTGTTAAAGAACAATTTATTTCTTATCATCGACATATGAGTAGTCACTTTAGTTTTGTTTATTACCCACAAGCCCATGAACAAGGTAATCTTTTTTTACTTGATGATGATGCACACAAGGTAGGATTAACTATTCCAAAGAGAGATCCATACTTTACAGAGTGGGATCAAAACAATTATGGTAAAGCTGAATACCCTGCAGAGACAGGAAACGTAATTATATTTCCATCCATGATGTTTCATGAGACAGGTAAGAATACAAAAGATGTACCTAGAGTATCTATATCAGGAGATATAATGTTAACTATGAAAGAAGGGGTGAAATCTGAACATAATATACCTTCTCCTTCTACTTGGATGAAGCTATAAAATGTTGTAAAATAGCCTATGCCTTTAAGAAATGTAAGAATAGCCGCAGGTTTTAACAAAGCAGATACTCCTTCGGGAGCAGAAGGTCAATGGATAGACGGAGACTTTGTAAGATTTAGATATGGCCAACCAGAAAAAATTGGTGGTTTTACAGCTATTGGTCAACAAACAATTTCAGGACCAACACGTGCTCAACACACTTGGACAGACTTAGAGGGTAATAAATATGCTGCGCTTGGAACTTCTAAAGCTTTGTATATTTATTTTGAAGATAAATTTTATGATGTGACCCCTTTAGCAACGGCTTTAACAGGTGCAACTTTTACTTCAACAAATGGGTCTAATACAGTAACTATTAATAAATCAAGTCACGCTTTAGATGTTGGGGAATATGTTACATTTACTTCTGTTACTTTACCTGGGGGTGGTGCCACAGGTTTTACTGTAGCTAATTTTCAAGATTTTACTTATGAAATTTTAACTGTACCAAATGCAAACAGTTTTACGATTGAAATGCAAACAAATGAATCTGGTACGGGTATGACTGCAGCAGGATCTACAAGCATTAATCCTTATGAAGAAGTTGGTCCTACAATACAAACATATGGTTATGGTTGGGGTACAAGTACATGGGGCAGGGGAACTTGGGGATCTGCTACAACTAGTTCTTCAGTAATACTAGATCCAGGTAGTTGGTCATTAGATAATTTTGGACAACAATTAATAGCAACTGTAAAAGATGGTAAAACATTTGTTTGGAATCCAGGTGTCTCTAACCCATTAGAACAAAGAGCAGTAATTATGTCAGGCGCACCAACATCAACAAGGTTAACAATTACATCGGATAGAGATAGACATGTTGTTCATTTTGGAACTGAAACAACAATTGGAGATTCTACTACACAAGATCCTATGTTTATAAGATTTAGTGATCAAGAAAACTTTAGCGTTTATCAACCTACATCTATAAATACTGCAGGTACATTTAGACTTGATACAGGTAATAAAATTGTAGCAGCAGTATCTGGTAAAGATTATAATTTAATTTTAACAGACCAAGCAGCATACACAATGCAATTCGTTGGTCCACCTTTTACATTTTCTATAAGACAAGTAGGGTCTAACTGTGGTTGTATTGGACAACACGCAACAGTATATGCGGATGGTAAAGTATTTTGGATGGGAGCAGGAGGAGGATTTTTTGTATTTGACGGTACAGTAAAATTACTACCATCACTTGTTGAAGACTTTGTATTTACGACCACCGGTTCAAATGTAGGTATCAATTATGCTTCTAATGAAATTATATATGGTTCACATAATTCTTTATTTAATGAGATTATTTGGTTTTATCCAGCAGGCACACCTGCAGGTAATCCTGCAGTTCAAAATAATAGAGCCGTAGTTTATAATTATGTAGAAAATAGTTGGTCTACTATGACCCTTGCTAGAAGTTCTTATGCAGATGCAAGCACTTACGATGTGCCTTATGCAACGGAATATGATTCTACAGGTATACCATCTTTTTCAAATTTAAGTGGTGCTACAAATACTTTTGGTGCATCAACTTATTTTGGGCATGAAATAGGTACAAATAAAATAGCATTAGATGGTACTGAAACAGCTATTCCTGCTTTTATTCAATCTGGAGATTTTGATTTACCAACAGAGGGTGATGGAGAATACATGTTAAGACTAAGTAGATTTTTACCAGATTTTAAAAATCTGCAGGGTAACGCAGTTGTTACAATTTTTTTAAAAAACTTTCCTATTGATTCAGGGTCATCTTCACAACTTGGTCCTTTTACAATTAACGCTAACACACAAAAAATAGATACTCGAGCTAGAGGAAGACTTGCTAATATAAAAATACAAAATACTGCAGTAGATGAAACTTGGAGATTTGGAACATTTAGAGCGGACGTTAACCCAGATGGTAGAAGATAATGGCTAAGATAAATGTATATGTACCAGAGCCGCCACAAGAATATAGTGTAGAAGGATTTAGACAAATAAACCAAGGTCTTGCAACTATTGAAAATCAATTAAATACTTCATATCAACAAGACTTGAAAAACGAACAAGATTCGTTTAATTACTTTATGCAATGACAATAAGATATAAAAGCGAAACATTTGATTTAACAACTACTAACGTTACACCAGTTTTAACGTGCCCTAGTGATGCAACTATTATTGTAAAAAGTATACAAGCAGTACATGACACTGCAAGTAATGTAGATACTCACGCAATAGTAACTAAATCAGGTGGATCTGCTGTAAAAGTATCTTATTCAGAACTAAATAAAGCAACTGTAAATATGGTTAAAGGTTCTCTTAATTTAGAAGCTAGCGATATCTTATCAATGCAAGCAGGTGCAGCTAATGAGATTACAGGAATTGTTAGTTATGCTTTGATAGATCGTTCACAAGAAAATGGCTAGAAAATTTAAAGACTTTGTTGAAAGAGATAAACCTAGGAAAAGACCTAGAAGACACTGTAAGAATCCTAACAAAAAAAAGAAGTTGCAGAATAATAAAAAATATAATAGACAAGGACGGAGACAAAAATGAGTGATATAATTAAACTACCAGCAGAAGCAAAAGAAATAGTTAAACATAAAAGAACAGGTAAGGTCTATGCTGATAAAGCTGAGTTTGATGCTGATGTTGCTGATCCCAATACTGATACTACTAATGATGATTTTAGGCAAGACTTGGAAATTAAAGTTACTAGAGTTACTATGGGAGCTGCCACAAAAAAATAATGCAACCTCGAGGCGCAACCGAAATTCAAATGGAGATGCTGAGTAAGCATGTCGATAAAGAGCTATTAGATCAATTTCAAATCTGTACATCCATACCAGGTAAAGTCCCGCTAGACCCTAATAAGATAAATATACTTTGGCAAAAAAATTCTTGGGATCAACCTAATCTACAAAATTTTTTTAGAAATAAAGACAGGCACAATGAGTATGATTGGTATGTTTTTAATAGTCATTGGAACTATGAAAAGTTTAGATACTTTTTTGATATACCTACTGAAAAATGTATTGTTATTAAAAATGGCATGGATAAGTTTCCACAAAGAAAGATATATAAAAAAGGCGATACAGTAAAACTTATACATCACTGTACACCTTGGAGAGGACTTAATGTTCTTTTACGTGCAATGCAGGAAATAAAAAACCCTAATATTATATTAGATGTTTATAGTTCTTCGCAAGTCTATGGAGATGAATTTAAAAAACGTAATGAAGATCATTTTAAAGACTTATATGAACAAGCAGAAAAATTACCAAATGTAAATTATATTGGATACAAACCAAATGAATATATTTTAGAAAAAATGCCAAGCTATGATATGTTTGTTTACCCTTCTATATTTGAAGAAACTTCTTGTGCTTCAGCTTTAGAAGCACTAGCTTCAGGAGTCCATGTAATAGCAAATAATTTTGGAGCCTTATATGAAACATGTGCTGAGTGGCCTGTATATGTAAATTACTCTACTGATTATGAGAGCATGGCAGTTGCTACCGGTAATGCAATTGAAGTTGCAGCAAGTTATCTACATGAAGATTTTATGCAAGATCATTTAGAAGAACAACAAAAATTTTATAAACGATTTTATAGTTGGAAGAAAAAAGGAATGGAATGGACAAGCTTTTTGAAAGGAGCCATAAGTGAAAGAAACAATAAATAGTGATACTTATCAAACACTAAAAGAATTAAAAGTAGACTCAAAACCATTTGACAAAGCGATAGAACCTTTATGGAAAAATAATACTTCTAAAGAAGAAATAAAACCATACTCTATTTTTGTTGCTACACCTGTGCATAGTGAATGTTCTATTCATTACACACAAGCATTATTAGAATTACAAAAAATAGCTTTTCAAAAGAAAATTAAAATTAAATTTCAATTAATGAAATCTTCACTTGTTACACAAGGAAGAAATCTATGTGTTGCAGGATTTTTAGAATCTGATTTTACACATATGTTATTTATAGATTCAGATATATATGTCCAAGCAGAGTCTATTTTAAAAATGATTGAAAGAGACAAAGATGTTATATCAATACCATATCCATTAAAGACAATGATGTGGGACAAGGCAATGGATAGAATTCATGATAATCAAATTAAAAATATAAAAGATTTAAAAACAGCTCTTAATACTTATCCTATGAGAGTAGCAGATGATAATGATATAAAAGTAAATAAAGGAGTTATGGAAGTAACTCATAGTCCTACAGGATGTATGCTTATTAAAAGAGATGTAATAAATAAATTAATTAAAGCATATCCAGATAAGGGTATAGTACAAAAGACAGTTATAAATGGAGAGTATGTAGATAAGCCCCATATGTGGAATTTTTTTGATTGTATACATGACCCAGAGACTAAGACCTATCTTGGAGAAGACTTCTCTTTTTGTAAGCTATGGAAGGATATAGGTGGTAAATGTTATGCCTATATAGGGGATACTATTGTCCATGTTGGAGAGCATCAGTATGAAGGACGTTTTGTGGATGAGTTGAAACCAACCAAGTAAAATGGTAATATTGTCTTAATTAATTAATTAGACTATGGACCCATTTACACTAGCATTAGCCACATTTGGCATACAAAAACTTCGAGGAAAATCAACTAAGAAAGCACTGCAAAGTGCAGCTCTAATTGGTGGAGGAGCTTACGCAATTGGAGCTATGGCTCCAACTTCATCATTAGGACAAATGTTTGCAGGAAAAGCACCTCTATCAAGTGCTAAATCTTTTTTAGGTTTAGGGCAAGCTACAACGCCTGTACCTCAAGGTAATTTAGGAACAAGTTTTTTAAACAAAGCTAATATGCCTAAAGGTACTCCAATAGGTACAGAAAAATTTGTAGACTCTGGTAGATATAGTGGAATAGTTAAATCACGAGGTGGAGAATTATCTGGATTAAATGTTGTTAAAGCACCAGAACCTGGAATAACTTCTAATTTATTGAAAAAAGTAAAAGACAATCCTCTTCAATCTGCCTTCTTAGCATCGAGTGTAATTCCTTTATTAGCAAGCGAAGATGAAGGTGATGGTGGTATAGATGGTTACAGAAAAGAAGATTATGATAAAGCATATGCAGAACAATCTGGTAAACTAGAAGGTGCATTTGTACCTGCAGAAAATACAAGACCTACTATGGATGAAACATTAAGGTCAGATATGTTTTATGCAAACCAAGGTGGGTTAGCAACTGCTATACAAAAGTTTAATAAGGGTGGTGTAAACTATCTGCCATCTAAAACAGACCACAATGAAAACGACTATAATAATTATGTAAGAGCCGAAGGGTATGTAGAAGATGGCTCAGGTAACGGGGATAAGGATGAAGATACAATGTTAGCTCAATTAGCTGATGGAGAGTTTGTATCACGTGCAGATGCAGTATTAGGTGCTGGTATATTATCTGGTGGAGACCCAAAGAGTTATAAAAGTATGAGAAAAGCTGGTGCAGATTTTTTCTACGATCAACAAAAAAAATTAAAAAGAATTTACGATTTAGTTAATGACAACAAATCTGATACAATTCAGTAAAGAGGAGATTGATAAAGTATGGCCTTTAGCAAAAGAATTAGTGCACAAAGCTTGTATCAGAGCAGGGGGATTTATAAGTGAAGAGCATATTAAAGAACATTGTAAACAAGGTACAATGCAGCTTTGGTTGGCTGTTACAGATACTAACGAAATTTTATGTGTGGGTGTTACTGAAATTAGAGAATATCCTAATTACAAAGTTTGTGACGCTAAAATCGTCACTGGTAAAAGGTATAAAGAATGGTTTGATCAAATTGATAAAGTGGCTGAATGGGCTAAAGAACAAGGTTGTAAAAAAATGGAAATCTTTTCTAGGCCTGGTTACGTCCCTTTATTTAAACAAAAAGGATATGTGGCAACACATGTTCAAGTAGAGAAAGACTTATGATTAATATAAAAAAATTAAATATAAAAGAAAAAATAAAATTATTTAAAGAGTTATATAAAGATATAGCAGGTAAAGGTATTGGTGGAGATACTGAACTTGCACATATAAATAAGTTTGAATCTACACTTTTAAAAAGTGTTGGTGGTCAAGGAAGCATCAACCCTACTACAGGATTGAAACAATATCTTGGTGGTGGTGGAGGAGGCGGAGGTGGCTCCGGTACACAAACTACAATTGCAA